TAAATGCTTTTCTACCACTACCAGATCCAACTGCCTGATAGTTTACTCTTGCTGCTCCCTTTTCTTTTGCTAAATCAGCAAACCAACGGGTATATATCTTAGCGGGGAACGATGCTCCTGCACCACTAAGTCTTGTAGATGCTTCTACCATCGGTGCGAATGCGAATAGACCGAGAATAGCAGCAGCGAATGCTTTTTTCATTAGTTTTCCTAGATAAACCTTAATATATAAGACACCTTAATTGTATCTTAAACTACACTTTAATAAAGTGTTTTGATTTCATCATATACCGCTTTCTTCAGTGATTACAGAGAAGTTTTGTCTCTTTTCTACCCTGAGTATCCTTTCAAACTTATCCTGTAAGACATCAGGCTTGTGAGAGATGATGAATACATTAGTACTATCATTAAATGACCTCAGAATCTTCATAAAGTCATATGTACCTGCTATATCCAGAGAACTGTCAAATATCTCGTCAAGTATCAGTAAATTAGTGTTAGCACTGTTCTTCATCTTGGCAATGGTTCTCCATGTGAACAGAAGAGCTAGGTCTATCCTCATTTTCTCCCCTTCAGAGAAGGATGCGTAGCAAAATTCGTCTCTGAACCTAGATTTTATAGTCTCCTCGAAGTTTTCATTCAGATCAAATGACACATAGAAATCTAACTCGTTAAGATACTTATTAATCAGTTGATTCATGATCGGAAGGTACTTTTTGATGATCTGAGACTTGATTCCAGTGTCCCTGAGCAATGCTGAACACACGTCAAAGTTTTCTTTCTTTGCCTTCTCTACCTTCAATGATTTCTCACCCTCTAGACCCTCTTTTACGAGTGTTTTTAGGTTATTTTGCTCTCTTTTGAGGTTGTCTGTCTGTGGTGTGTCTATCTCTGCCTGTATGTCCTTGATGGACTTCTTCTTCCACCTGATCTCTTTAGTGTTGGAGGAAATATTGCTCTGAATGTCCCTAATTTCCTTGATTTTACCCTCTTTTAGTGATACTTGCTCTTTGATTTCTTGTAGTTTTTGTTCAAGATCCACTGTGGCACTCTCAATTTGAGTGAGTTGGTCGGTGATACCTCTCTGGTTGGTCTTCTTGCTTCGTTCTGTAATAGTTTGGCTACAAGTTGGGCATCTATCGTTTTCTTCATAGAATTTCATCTCCTTATTAAGTGTTTTCTTTTTGTCTTTGAACTTAGACTGGTACACCTTCAGTTCATTCAGTTTAGATGACACATCACCTACCTTATCTGCCTCAATTTGTAGTAAATCTACCTGTTCTGAGGCATTTATGATGCCCTCCTCTAGTTCATCAATGGACTCCTGTAAAGTGTGGATATCCGTACCTTTCTTTGCCTTAGTATTTGCCTGTTGTTGCTTAATATCTGCTATAAATCGCTGTTGTATCTCTACTTTCTCCTTCACTAGGTCAAGATCATACTGCTGTTGAGTTATACTGTCACGCAGTCCTTTTGCTCTACCTTTGAGGATGTCATTCATGGTAGAAAACACCTTAATATCAAGCAAATCCTCTATAACTTCCCTTCTGTTGGGTGCTGTGAGTTGCATGAAAGGTACGAAGGTACTGCTACCTAGTATGACTACCTGTGTGAATGACTTATAGTTTAATTTTAGTACAGATTGCTCCAACCAGACCTGTTGATCACGTTGATTTGACTCCTGATTGAGTGCTGTACCGTCTCTAAAAATTTCAAATATATTTGGCTTGACACCACGGTTCACTTGCCAATGTGTTGACCCTATTGTGAACTCAATACACACCATCATGTCCTTTTCATTGACAGCATTGATGAGTTGTGCTTGTGATATCTTACGGAACGGTTTCTTGAACAGGACAAAGCAGATGGCATCGAGCATCGTGCTTTTTCCTGCCCCGTTGGAACCTACTACGAGCGTGGAGGGGCTACCTTTCAAGTCAACTTCGCTAAAAGCATTCCCAGTTGATAGGAAATTCTTCCAACGAACTTTCTCAAAAACAATCATAATCTAGACAAATTAAAAATCAGGAGGTATCACTATTTGATCTGGTTCGATCACATAATATGGGTGGTTATACTTTTTACAAGTACCAATCGCCTCGTCCGCTGAGACTTCTACCGCACTCATGAGTGGGTAGTCGTTAGCTTCCAATAATCCAGCATAGCGTATTGCGTCGTCTTTGTCAACAAAGAGGTAAAGTGTCTTTTTACCGTCCTTATCAATAGAATATGCACCCGCTTCTTCTTTTCCTTTGAGTGCTAGGATATACATCAGACCAGTTCAAGTGCTTCTATGTAAAGAGATTTTAAAATTGTGTTGATACCTTCCTTATCATGGTATTCCATACCATTTACGTAGTTTTCTAGGATAGTTAGGGTATCTTCCTTCTCTATATCTAGGTCGTCTGATAGTTCCCCATCAAGTGCGGAATCCTCTACCACTTTGATGTCATGTACACCATTAATATACAGTTGTGAGATGAAATATTCAAACTTAGCAGTGTCTTTCTTGTTCTCAACGATGACTTTTACCATCTTATTCTTATAATCTGCTGCTGTAGGAAGCTTCCTCTCATCATAAAATATTTTATCGAAGATACGATAGGGATTTTCTATGAATTTCTTCTCTTTTGTGGTCGTATTGTACTCATGGAACCCTCTCTCATCACCCCAGTCGTTCCAGTATATCTGATAGGGATTACCTAGGTAGTGACAGTTGCCATGATGTGACTTAGTGTGGTAGTGACCACTATAAACTTGGTCAAATTTAGCAAAAAGGTTCTTATCTATGCCATGTGTCATGGTAAATCCTTTGTGTGCTTCAAATCCATTGAGTTCAAGGTGTCCCATTGCTACTGTAGCAGTGGTCTCCTCTATCATTCTATAGGTATTTTCCTGATTTTCAGCATTTATCCATGGTATGAACAGTATGTCTAGTCCACCTATGTTCACCTGTGTAGGTTCAGAATATATGTGTACGTTGTCATACTCACCAAGGAAATTATCCAGTGTATTTACGGTGTTTGTGTCCTTATAATAGGCAGTATGGTTACCCACAAGGGAATGAACCTCGACCCCCATTTTTTGTAGTCGATTGAAGTAATTATTTCTCGCCCAGTCTACTGACCAGATGTCTACATTCTTTCTATTGTCAAATGTATCACCTAAATCTAGCAATACTTTTATATTATTCTCTTCTAAGTATGGAAAGAATACGTTGTCGTAAAAATCTTTAAAGTAATCATGAAAAATTCGACTAGACTTCCTAGCACCGAAGTGCTGATCTGTTATTATTGCTATATTCAATTTGATTTAACCTGTACGTTCTCTTTTATACTGTTCATGTCAGAGTGGTTGTCGTTACCATCAGTGTGGAACAACTGATCATACCCTGATTTTGTTATAATTTTGTTCTTTATCTCTAACTGTCTCTTCTCTTTGGATATTCTACGTAGAAACGCATAGTATATAATCTGAGTAAAATAAGCAAAAGGATTACTGGACTTAGCAGGATCAAAATTATTGATATACTGTACACAATTCTCTATCCCATCACATATCATGTCCTCTCTGAACATGTAGTTGACGAAGTTAGGTTTGTATGACAGGTGCGTTGCGATCTTAAGGAAACACTCTCCAATGTAATTGCCTATACGAGGTTTAGGTTCACCCTTCTCCTCAGCTTCTTTACACTCTGCTCTGAAATCCACCAGTGCTAGGAGGAATTCTTTGTTGTTAACGTAGTGTTCTGACTTCTTTTTCATGATCGTCCGCTGTTGTTCTAATTATACTTTGTTACAGTCCCAAAGTCAAGCTTGACAAGGTTCTGAAATAGGTGTACACTAACTGTGTAGCAGGTTCAAAGGTCAATTAGGACCATTTATTTTTCTTCTTAAAGATAGACTCTAGAGTTCTTCTAGATTCTTCTACAGAACCAACCCTACCTTGATTTGTAGGACCTTCTGTCTCATCTGGTAATACTTTATCAACAGACATCTCATAAAACAGTTTAACTTCATTGTCACACTCTACACATGTGATGATTCTATCCATAGGTACGATGAATGATCTCTCTTTAGAGAACTTCATCCATGGTGACACTTTAGCTCCGACTCTAGAGTCCATAGTAATCTCTTCAACCACTATAGGATCTTCTAATACTAAGTAAGTACCGTTATCATCGTCCACACGTGAGACTTTAGATAGTATCTCTTCGCCAGATACAAGCATGATTGCACCCAAAAATTCTTCAGTAGGCATATCTATTTCGTTTGTAGGTTGACATCAATAAATTCATAATCGAATGACTCTTCATTGTATATTTTAACACGTTCAATCAAATGATTGAGAGTATAGTTGCGACGACCACTCTTAGAGATATCGTCTGCTATATCATATAGTACAGCTTTTCTTTTGTTGTCTCCTTTACGGAGCACCCGTCCGATTGACTGTAAATTCCTTATTCTAGATTTACTGGGGGAAGCGAACACTACATTGTGTAGGTTCCTTATGTTAATACCTGTTG